CTTGAAGACTGCTACCCGTGCTCAAAACCTCAAAGCCATGTTGGACAACCCTAGGAAGGACATGTGCGATGAGTATGACCGTCTTGTTCCGATGCCGCCCCATTGGACAGAGCAAAATTTCGATGGTTACGTTGACCGTGCAATCGACGAGTACCTCTCCAAACGCACTGCCCGTGCTGTGCTCCAAAAACTACAGCAACACGACCCCGATCGTAGCCCCTCCAGCATAAAGATCTCGCTGAAGAACCAGGTTATCAAGAAGGCGGAGAAAATGTACAAAAAGGAGGCGCTCCCTGGCCAGTTGATCCATGAGTATGACATCATTCAAACACTCCTCGATTCCTCTTATGCGCTGTGGCTTGAAAACCACTTACCTGACGCTTTTCCCGACAACTTCTTGTTCTACCGTAGGATGGACCCAGATCAATTTATCACGGCTTACTCGAAGCGCTGGCGTGTCGATAATGGGGCCTATGGTTCCGATGTTACCCGCTGGGATGTTGGTTGTGATGCTGCAATGGTTAATTTTGACGCTCATGTCATGCGTTCACTTCACTTTCCCAAGTGGTATGTTGACGCCTATGTTGAGCGCCGGTTGTCGAGCTTCTCCCAGCATGGGCCCATGCGCACTATGCAGAATTCAGGGGACCGCTACACCTGGATTCTCAATTCCATTCGTCGGGCAGTTGTTACCTCTCTCGTCTGCTCTATCCAGCCTGAGGACACCACCGCGATCAACGGTGACGATGCTGCCGTAGACCGTTATTGCACTGCACTACCATTCTTGCACTCCCCTTGGGCCTTTAAGGATGAGAATGCTAGACGGGTTGAGTTCAGCGGTTTCCTGCTTGGTGGCACCACGCCAACTTACAGTGCCCACGGACTGTGGTACCGGACCGCCATCTTAAAATCTCGTGACCCCTCCGCTCAGGAAAAATGGGAGTCTTATCTCGGACTGCTCAGGCATGCAAACCTTGATTCTCCCTACGCTTTAGCCGTCGCACGTGACGCACAG